ACGTAACATATCTCAAATGCCGTGATGAGAATAATCTTATCATGCGCTTCCTTGACATGTGGGAAGAAACATCTCCGGACATTGTTACTGGTTGGAACATTCAATTCTTTGATATTCCATATCTAAACAATCGTATCACAAAACTCATGGGCGACAATACTGCAAAGCGTCTATCGCCATTTCGTAGAATCGGTGAACGTACAACTACAATTCATAACAAACAACAAGTAGCATTTGACTTGGTGGGTATTGCTATTATTGATTACATTGAACTGTACAAGAAGTTTACATACTCACAGCAAGAAAGTTTTAGTCTTAATCACATTGCCTATCTAGAACTCGGTGAAAAGAAATTAGACTACTCTGAAGTTGAAAGTCTACATCAATTATACAAAACAAACTTTCAAAAATTTATTGAGTATAACATCCATGACGTTGAACTCGTAGATCGTATTGATGATAAGATGCAATTGATCGACATGGCACTTGCGCTTGCATATGATGCCAAAGTTAATTACACCGATGTGTTCACGCAAGTACGTATGTGGGACACTTTGATTCATAATGAATTGATTGAACAGAATATTGTTGTGCCACAGAATGTTCGTACACCAAAAGACGAACAGTATGCTGGCGCTTATGTGAAAGATCCAATCGTTGGTATGCATGAATGGGTCGTGTCATTTGACTTAAACTCATTGTATCCACACCTGATTATGCAGTACAATGTTTCACCTGAAACAATTGTTGAAGGTCGCCACACAAACATCTCTATTGATAATTTGTTGAACAGCGAATATCAAGCACAGGGTGAATATTGCATGGCAGCCAATGGGCATTACTTCAAGCGTGACAAGCAAGGTTTCTTACCTGCTATGATGCAACGCATGTATGATGATCGGTCATTGTACAAAAAGAAAATGATTGAGGCTCAAAAGGCTTACGAAAAAGAAACCGACAAAGAACGTAAACGTGAAATAACAAATCAGATTTCAAAGTACAAGAACTTGCAGTTGGCAAAGAAAGTACAATTGAACTCCGCTTATGGCGCACTTGGTAATCAATATTTTAGGTTCTTCGACATTAGACAAGCAGAGGCAATTACTCTGTCTGGTCAACTTGCTATTCGCTGGATTGAAAAGAAGTTAAATGGTTATCTAAACAAACTATTGAAGACTAAGGATAATGATTATGTTATTGCGTCAGATACAGACTCTGTATACGTCAATCTTGGTCCGCTGGTACATATGGTCTACGGACAAAAGAGTGAAACGAAAGTTGAGACAATTGTTGATTTCGTCAACAAAGCATGTACAGAGAAATTCGAACCATTCATCGACAAGTCATACCAAGAACTAGCAGACTACATGAATGCATTCGACCAGAAGATGCAGATGAAGCGTGAAGTGATTGCCAACAAAGGTATCTGGACTGCAAAGAAACGTTACATTCTAAACGTGTATGATTCTGAAGGTGTTCGATTCGCAGAGCCAAAGCTAAAGATGATGGGCATCGAAGCTGTCAAGTCTTCCACACCAATGTCGTGTAGAGATAAGATTAAAGAGTCTTTGAAGATTGTGATGAATGGTAATGAAACAGACTTTCAATCTTTCGTTGAAGCATTCAAACAAGAATTCAAAACTCTTCCATTCGAAGACATTGCATTCCCACGTGGTGTTAGTGACCTATCTAAATACATGAGCAGTTCGGAACTATATTCAAAAGGCACACCTATGCATGTGCGTGGTGCGATAATGTTTAATGCGTTTCTGAAAAAGTATAAACTGACTAAGAAGTATCAACTTATTCAGGATGGTGATAAGACTAAATTCTGTTATATGAAAGTTCCAAATCCCGTTCAAGAAAATGTATTTTCTATTCTTACTGTATTGCCCAAAGAGTTTGGCGTAGAAAAATATATCGACTACGATACGCAGTTTGATAAAGCATATCTTGAACCATTAAAAACAATCGTAAACACAATTGGTTGGAAGACTGAACGTGTTTCTTCATTGGAGAGTTTTTTCGCATGACAACAAGAACAATACCCGCAGAGTACCTAGCGTTTAGAAAAGAAGATGATTTTGGATTTAGTGCTGTTGATGAATCGACACTAACTAGACTCACCGATCCAACTACACTACAAGATACTATTATCGTTAGAGAAACTGTTGAGCAATCTTCCGAATCTCTACATCGTGTAGAAGAGAAACTGGATACTATGTTGGCGCTATACAATCAAGGTAAACTAGGCCTTGATGCAGAACGTCAAAACATGACAACAGAAGTGCAAGCAAATCTAAAAGAGTTAGAACAACTCATCATGCCTTTGCTAGTTAACTTGATGAAGAATCCAGAAAAAGAATATATCTACTGGCCTAATCGTACTGCAAAAATTCAAGATCAAATTGATAAAGTGTTATTATTGACTAGAGGATAACTATGCTGTTTGCTTTGATTACCTTATTGAGTGCGATATCTCTTTCTGCTATTGCCGCATATTATTCTGTCATTGGTCTGATGGCTATCTTTGCGGCTAGTCCAATTCCAATTGCAATCATGGGTGGTGCGCTTGAGTTTTCTAAACTCATTGCCGCATCATGGGCATATAAGAATTGGTCAGTTGCACCAAGATTCTTGAAATACTATTTTACAATAGCAGTTATCATTCTAATGTTTATTACATCATTAGGAATATTCGGATATCTTTCTAAAGCACACAGCGATCAAAGTCTTGTTAGTGGTGATGTGTCTGCAAAAATTGCAATGATCGATGAGAAGATTAAAGTTGAGAGGGATAATATTGATGTTAATCGTAAAACGCTCAAACAAATGGATGAGGCTGTGGACCAAGTTATGGTTCGTTCAACAAACGAAAAGGGTGCAGAGAAAGCGGCAAGTCTACGCAAAGCCCAACAGACAGAACGTAGTCGCATACTTAAAGAAGTCGAAACATATAACAAGCGGATTTCAACTCTTAATGAAGAAAGGGCTCCTATCGCCACCGAAATTCGTAAAGTGGAAGCAGAGGTTGGTCCGATCAAATATATTGCGGCGTTGATATATGATGATGTTGATTCTAACATACTAGATAAGTCTGTGCGATTTGTTATTATTCTTTTGGTTATTGTGTTTGACCCAATGGCAGTTCTACTTATCATTGCAGGAAATTTTTCTTTAAGACAAATTGCAAAAGAGAAAGAAGAAAAGTCTGGTGGATATGAAATTAATATTCCATCAAAAGAAAAACGTAAAAAGAAAGTTGATATGACTACTGTTGGTCCTGTACCAATGAATAAGGATGAAGTTGTTAGTGCAAGAGAAATGTATCATAGAGATCAGGATTCAATGTGAATGATATACAAGTTATTGAAAATTTTATTCCAAAAGAACTACAGGACGAAATTGAAAACTTAGTGAACAGCGATATTTTTGAATGGAAACTTTACTCAGGAACATTACGTAAAGGTCTATATGATTATGAAAATAAAATTGGCATATACGATACATGGCAACTTAGTCACATATTTTTTTACGATGGCCATCCAGTATCAAAATACACTAATATCATAACTTCTATGTTATATCACATAAAAAACCATACTGGAAATGATTATAGAAAACGTTTGATGAAAGTGAAAACCAATTTATTGTTTCCCACCAATTTAAATATGGATGACAATTCTTGCCATATTCCACATGTTGATGTTCATCTTGATGGGTGTGAAACAATATTGTATTATATCAATGATAGTGATGGAGATACTTTTTTATTTGATGAATTTGTCGATCCACACTTTGACAAAAAATTTGGTGGCACACACTATAAGTATGAAAATGATAAAGCAATTGCGCCCAATAAAATGACGCTGAATCGTAGAATAACACCCAAAAAAGGTACCGCAATAATATTTGATTCAAATCGATATCATGCGAGTTCTTCTCCCAAAATTACCGATAGAAGATTTGTGATTAATTTTGTTTTTTCAAAGAACGATTTAATATAAAAATTGGTAGTGCCAAAAAAAATGTTAGATATCTTGCTTTCCTATTCAATTAGTGTTAGAATAATAGGTAGAGAGTAAGAAGAAAAGAAAACATAGTTTCTCTACCACAGAATTGAGGCAGAGAGTGATTAATAATATGAAAGGTAAATGATATGAGTAATTTTTTTACAGATTTAGTTGAGCAATTAAAAGATGATGACACAAAGATTCTTTCCGATGGTGGTGCATCGGCTGAGTTTAGTGGTAGCATTGACACTGGCTCTTATGCCCTTAATGCGTTACTTAGTGGTAGCATTTATGGTGGTGTGCCAAACAACAAAGTGACAGCATTTGCTGGTGAGTCTTCAACTGGTAAGACTTTCTTTGTGCTTGGTATTATCAAACAGTTTCTTGATGCAAATCCTGAAGGCGGTGTTATCTACTTTGATACTGAAGCCGCAGTTACAAAGTCTATGATGGAAAGTCGTGGTGTAGACACTAAACGTGTCGTTATATCTGAACCCGACACAATTCAGAAGTTTCGCTATACTGCATTGCAAATCATTGACAAATATTCTGCACAACCACAAGCAAAACGCAAGCCAATGATGATGGTTCTTGATTCTCTTGGGCAATTATCTTCTACTAAAGAAATGGAAGATACTGCTGAAGGTAAAGAAACTAAAGACATGACTAAGAGTCAAATGCTCAAAGGGGCATTTCGTGTGTTGAATTTGAAACTTGCTAAGATTGGAGTACCTATGCTTGTAACAAATCACGTTTATGATGTTGTTGGTGCATACATTCCGATGAAAGAAATGTCTGGCGGTTCTGGCTTGAAGTACACAGCATCTACAATTGTTTATCTGTCTAAGAAGAAAGACAAAGATGGTACTGAAGTTATTGGTAACATTGTTAAAGCAAAATTACACAAGAGCCGCCTAACAAAAGAAAATAAATTTGTTGAAATTAAAATTACATACAGCAAAGGCTTAGATCGTTATTACGGATTGCTTGACATTGCAGAAAAATATAATATCATTAAGAAAGTCTCTACTCAATATGTGTTATCAAATGGTGTAAAAGTCTTTGGCAAGAACATCAACGCTGAACCAGAAAAGTATTTCACTAAAGAAATTCTAGACTTGATTGACGAAGCATGTAAAAAAGAATTCATGTACGGGCAAGATGCCGTTGGAGGTGTTGTTGATGACGAAGAAGAATTGGAGTTGACAAATGAAGATTGAAGAAACTTATGAAATCGCCGAAAGCGATATCAGATACAAAGATAAAGATGTTGTTGCTACTATTAAAATTACTGCTGGAGATTTTAAAGATACCGTATTTCATTTTGGTGAAATTAATTTTGCCGAAGACGAAAATCCTGACGGAACCTATTCAATCGGCTTCAACTATGATATAATAAGTGAAGAACACAAAGCACTTCAAGGCAACAATGCCTTTGAATCACAACTTGGTGAAATTTTAAATGATTTGCTGAGACATGCATTAGACGAAGCAGAGAAAAGGCATAAGAATGAACTTGGAACAAAAGATACTCAAACACCTATTACTGGATGAAGAGTATACACGAAAAACATTACCATTTATTAAAGGTGAATATTTTCAAGAATCATCAGAAAAACTTTTGTTTGATGAAATTCAGACTTATGTAAATAAGTACAATACAATGCCAACGAAAGAAGCGTTGGTCATTGAGATTGATAAGAGAGTAAACTTAACTGACGACCAACACAAGAAAACTGTTGCGCTTGTCAAATCAATTACAATTGATCCTGAGGTGTCAGACACTAAATGGTTAATTGATGCGACAGAAGATTTCTGCCAAGAAAAAGCTATCTACAATGGTATCATGCAGAGTATTCAGATTCTGGATGATAAAGGTAAAAGCAAAACAGAGAAACTTGACAAAGGTTCAATCCCTAAAATTCTAGCAGATGCGCTTTCAGTTTCTTTTGATAATCACATTGGTCACGATTTTATTGATGACGCAGAAACACGATATGACTTCTATCATAAAGTTGAAAGACGAATCCCATTCGACCTCGACTATCTGAATAGAATCACTAAAGGTGGGCTTGCAGAAAAATCTTTGAACATTGTTCTTGCTGGTACTGGTGTTGGTAAATCTTTGTTCATGTGTCATTGTGCGGCAGCCAATCTAACGATGGGTAAGAACGTTCTCTACATCACAATGGAAATGGCTGAAGAACGTATTGCAGAACGCATTGATGCTAACTTGATGAATGTTGAATTGGATAGATTGATTGGTATGCCTAAAGATGTATACTTGAAGAAAGTTGAAACTCTACGTGAGAAAACTAAAGGTAAACTAATCATCAAAGAATATCCAACCGCTAGTGCAAACGTAAATCACTTTGCACATTTGTTGAATGAGTTGAAATTGAAACGTCAATTCATTCCTGATATCATCTACATTGACTATCTGAACATCTGTTCTTCATCACGTATGAAGATGGGTTCTTCTATTAACTCCTACACATACATTAAAGCAATTGCAGAAGAATTGCGTGGGCTTGCAGTTGAACATAAAGTGCCTGTCGTATCAGCCACACAAACAACGAGAAGTGGTTTCACAAACTCAGACGTTGGTCTTGAAGATACTTCAGAATCGTTTGGTCTGCCAGCAACAGCAGACTTAATGTTTGCTTTGATTTCAACCGATGAACTTGCAGACTTAAATCAGATCATGGTCAAGCAGTTAAAGAATCGTTACAGCGATCCAACAACAAACAAGCGTTTTGTGATTGGTGTTGACAGAGCAAAAATGAAACTGTATGATGCAGAAGAGTCAGCGCAAACTAACATTTCTGATAGTGGGCAGATTGAAGATGATAAACCCGTATTCGATAAGTCTGGTTTCGGCAAACGAATGCAGAAAAACCGAGATTTCGGTAATCTAAAGGTTTAATTTCATAATGTGAAATATATCCTCTTCCCTAAATATCTCTTGACAAGATACCATAACTGTACTATAATAGATATTGTTAAGAAAAGGATACGACATGAAACTCATTCTCAGGGCAAAAGGGGTAACCTTGACACCGAAAGAAAGAAAGATTTTAAAGTTGGCTACGCATTTTTATGCTAGTCGTCTAATGAGTGAACGATTGTCAGATTCGTTAGAAATTGATATAAACATCATAAAAGATTTTTACAAGAAAAGTAAAGTGCTTGGCGAAGCATTTGCAAAAGATGATTGTCTTGGATTGCCTAGCAACAAAAAATTTGTAATTAATCTTGAATGGAGTAAACTTGGCAAGCGTGTTTTACAATGCCTTGCACATGAGATGGTTCACGTAAAGCAATACGCTAAAGGTGAATTAAAATTCCATGAAAAAGGAAACATGGTAACGTTCCAACGAGAACAATACCAAGGCGATGAATATTGGGAATCACTATGGGAGATTGAAGCATATGGACGTGAAGTCGGACTCTATCAAAAATTTAGACCTACCTTTAAACTACTTAAAAAAGAAATTTGAAATGATAAAAGTTACAGAATGGTATAATTGGATTGTACGTCAGTTTGGAGAAATCTGCGGTTGGATCGGATTGATTTTAATTCATGGCTCTACAGTACCAGTAACGTACTTAGCAATTCAAGGTCAGCCAACTGTATTGCCGCCATTAAGTATGGTTGTACTTATTTGGTCAGGGCTGTTGCTATTCTTTATTCGGTCTGCTATAATGAAAGATAAGTTATACATGCTTTCAAACGGCATTGGATTTTTCTTTCAAAGTATTATGTTAGCATTCTTGGTGTTCAAATGATGAGTGTCAATAGAATTTCAGAGTATAATAACGAGATATATCGTAACATGCAAATCAAAAATGCAGAACGCAGGCTTGATGAGTTACGGCTAGAAGAACGCAGAAATAAACAAATACGTGAAGTGTCAGAACAAGCACG